GGCGGCGTATTGAATGACCCAAATATAGCTCCCATTGAAAAGCTCGGCAAGATTTGGGATGTCATTAAGCGCGATGAAGCCGAACAGTTCGCTCCTCGCGACCCTCTTGGGGTTCTAGATCCTCGGAAACCCATATCTGCGAATGCCGGCGGTCAGTTCAAAGAACGTGCGATGGATTACTTTCAAAAACGAGGTTGGAGCAAAGAGCAAGCTGCCGGCATCGTGGCCAATCTCGTTGCCGAGAGCGGAGGTAAACCGAACGCGGTTGGAGATAACGGGCAAGCGTTCGGTCTCGCCCAGTGGCATCCCGATCGACAAGCTGCTTTCAAAAAATGGTCAGGTAAAGACATTCGCGAATCATCAGTGGGTGAGCAGTTGGCATTTGTGCAATATGAACTGACTCAAGGGAGCTATAAAAACGCAGGCGACTTGCTTAAGAAACAAACTACCGCTTACGGATCAGGCTCCACTGTATCGCGAGCGTATGAGCGACCTCAGGATGCCGTGGGCGAAGCCAACAAGCGCGGCACGTTCGCGCAAACGCTCAATGGCATCCCAGGTGCATCCTCTGCCGCCCCTGCTCCTGGCGCTGGCTCTACGCCTCAGAGCGTGAGCAACAGTCGCAGCGTGAATATCGAGAGCATCACCATCAACACGCAAGCTACCGATGCGGTCGGTATTACTCAGGATTTGGCGAGAGAACTGGATTATTTGTTTGCTTCTCAAGCCAACTATGGGATGGTGCCATAATGGCCGCCACTATCGCGCTCGCCACCATCGGAAGTCTCGGCACGATCCTACTCAATGCACTGCAATCGCAGACGCAATGGGGCATATTCGATAAATCCGGAAATCAACTGGGGTTGACGTCTAGCGGCGGTAACAGCCTGCTGGTGACGGTACTGGAATCCGCGCTGCTAGGGTCCGGCCCAATCCTGTCCACCAACTCTTTCGAGTTCAAGCGTGAGACGCGAGTATCCGACTTCCCCGTGGAAGATGGGGGATTCGCCAGCTACAACAAAGTCGTGCTTCCCGGCGAACCGACTGTACGCTATTGCTTCAGTGGTGGGGTAAATGACCGCGGAACTTTCCTCGCTGCACTGGACAACGCCTGCCAGTCCACGCAACTTTACAGCGTGAAGACTCCAGAGGTCACTTACTTCAACTACAACATCACCGATTACAGCATCATTAGACGTGCGGACAGCGGCGCGAATATGCTGATCGTTGAGTTGCATCTTCGCGAGATAAGACAAGTTTCGGTATCATTCAGCACCACGCAAAGTCCTATCAACGTGCCTCAAAACCCGGCATCCAACCTGCCGTCCAATGGTGGTATCGTACAGCCCGGACCCCCAAACAGTTCGACCTTCATCAACATCAAGAATCAACTATCCCACTAAGGTGATATGGCGCAGACTATCCCAATTCAGGCGGTCCCAAATCAGATAGTTCTCTGCGTGCTCGGAGGGCAGAATTGTCAGATCAATATTTACCTGCGCAATCAAAACCTCTACGTGGATATCAATTCCAATGGCGTCGATATGTGCATCGGATGCATTGCTCTAAATGCAGTCCCGCTAGATGCCGCCAATTCCTACGATGGCTTCCAAGGAAATCTATATTTCTTAGATACTCAAGGCTTCGATGATCCCGTATACACTGGCCTGAATTCCAGATGGATGCTTGTCTATCTGACGGCCGCCGAGGTGCTTGAGACCGCCTTCGCCGCAGTCGGAATCCCCAATGTCCTACAGCTCGAAGCGGTACTTCTGGTCACATCACCCAACGGTGGGGACTTCAGCGTCCCTCACGGCATCGTAGGCATACCTACCGTGCTGGAGATTGTGCCCACATCGCCGGGGGCTATCTGGGGGCAGACCTTCTTTGCCGACAACACCAACATTTATCTGGTGGGCTCGGACGTGGGCGTTACCGCAATGATCTTTGTCTACCGGCCTCCAGCTCAATCTGAAGTCACTCGCATCGCGCCGCCAGTCCAACCTCCAGCGGCCAGTCTTGCAGTCAATGCCCCGAGTGCCGGCGTGCAGTTCGCGGTCCCGCATGGGCTCGGATTCGTCCCCAGCCTGATTGAGATTCTGCCAACATCCTTCGGTTGCATATGGCAATCCTCATCTGCTGACGATTCCAATGTGTACTTTACGGCTACCGGGGCCGGAGTGACTGCCAAAATAACCGTGTTCCAAATGGTCAACACCGCCATAAACATCACGGATTCAGCTACAGTATTGACAGTGACTTCAAGTGACCCCGGATTGCTTACGGTTCCTCACGGACTGTTGGCCTCCCCGAGTCGCATAAACATTTTCATGCTTTCGGGCGGTCAGATTATCGCTCAGACGCCAGCTTTCGACGCAACAAACGTCTATCTGGACGCTTCAGATACGGGCCTGACCGCACTCATTTCTGTCTATGCATAAGGGGAATACGATGAAGAAACTCATTGCGCCGTGGCTGATGTTCGCCGCTACTGTTGTTTTTGCCCAGAACCCTCAGTCTCAACAGGCCCCCATCTTTCCTGCCAATGCAAAATATTCGAACGGGATTGCGCCTGGTTATGCACCTTGCGGGAATGCGGCAACCAATTGCACAGCGGTCACGGGTTTGAATTTGCAGGTAGGTCCGGGCACAGTGAATTGTGGCGGAAAGAATGTTGAGTATGCCGGCGGAATTTTGACACTGACGGCGAGCGCGACTAATTATCTGTACCTCAATACTGCCGCAATTTGTACGCCTGCTTTGAGCACGTCTCTTTCGACCGCAGCAGGGACATTGCTGGCTACCATTGTCGCAGGATCATCCTCAATCACCAGCCTTGACGATAACCGAACTCCATTCATGCCTCCGAGTGCAGCAACTCTATCTGCTGCTGTAATGGGGACTGATAGCAGTAGTGTCGCCAACGTCTATACTGTAGCCCTTAGTCCTACCCCTGCCTCGATTGTGACCGGGTTGACCGTGAATTTCCTACCCCATGCAGGGAATGCAATCACAACGCCAACCCTCGCTGTCGCGCCTGGGAGTGCGACGGTAATCACCAAGCAAGCGGGAGCGGCCCTTGCTGCCAACGATATGCTATCAACCGTGGTAGCACATGCTCAATGGAACGGAAGTGGATGGACTTTAGTCAATCCTCAAACTTCAAGTGCGGGCGGCCTTGGAGATCCCGGAGCAAATGGGCTTGTAGTGCGAACTGCGTTGAATACCACTGGTGTCGCTACTGGACCTCAAATTGCAGTAGTCCTATGTCCTTCCGGGACGGGATTCATCTTTTACAACGGGAGTACTACGACCTGTCAGACGCCGTCGGGAACTTTGCCGAATGTGACCGCCGTTCCGTTTCAAAATACAAACCTGACAGTTACCGGCATCACTCCCGGAACGAATGCCTATACAACCGGCCCGGCCTTAGCTGGCACAGCCACTCCGGATCTTTATGCGATGCCGGCGACGCCGTATGCAAATCAAGCTACGAACATAGCCGCGTGTGCAGCCGGAACGGTAGCGAGTTGCGCCGCCGCTTTGACTCCAATGAACAACTCATTGCTCAGCCAACAGGCAGCATTGAATAGCAATGGAATCATCGTACCGACCGCGCTTCAGACTAGCGTCGCGGGCGCGGCTACGGCGGGAGTGTTCCGTTTCAATCCAACCGGAGCAAGCACTTGTCCTGCGACAGTGAGCAACATTCTCCCCACAGGCACGTCTACGACCTTTGTGCAAACAGTGGGTGGGGCTTCGGGATTTCCGAATTTCAACCCCGGTGGATTTGGATTTGGCATCCCAAACTCAGGTTGGTGCGAGCAAGGTTCTGTGGGCAACGGCCCGTCCATCATGCCAACCCCCATCGGTCTCCCTGGATTGACCTATGCATTTGGTGGGACTGTAGTAACTTCAACCTCGCAGATTACGGGTTCCGCTGCTACGTTATCGACCGCTACATTGCCAAGATATAAGGCAAGCAGCACTAGTTGGGGTACGGGGTTTAACGTAGGTGGGTTCACAACATGGGTAAGGGCAGCCCCATTGCTGAGTTGCACTACATCGGGATCATGCACAAATCCAGTTTTTCCGGGCAATACCTTTATCATAGCCAAATCACTTGAGATTGAGTTGGGAGTCGGATTCGCCGCCGAGTTTAACACGGCAACATCCTCTTTCGTCACTTGGTCCTTTCCAACTTATACATCTAATTCTGGGATTAACGGAGCTGGTGGACTCAATGGGACTCTTACCACGCTGGTAGATTTTGGCAACGGTACATGGCGTGCGATGATGAACGACGGCAGTGCAACTCTCATCTCTCCTTTGATGACTTCAACGCTTTCAGCCACGTCTGCGTCTGCCTGGGAAACTTCAGGGTCAATTAACTATGCGATTGAAGAGTTTGGGTATATCCCCGGCGTGCAACTAACCCAACCGCAGGTCGCTGGTATGTATTGCGGATTCCTTTCAGCCGGGAGTTGCTCGGGTTGGTTATCGGCGGAGAATGGCTTTACTAACAACGCTTTCACTTCCCTCGCATCCCAACCAGCCCCCCTGTGGAATACCCACACGTTTTTCAACGGCGACCCATTCCTTCACGATTCCCCGTTCATCACTTTCTCATTTCCGTACACGAACGGCGGCAACTTCAACACAGTCACTTCGCTAACGCTTACCAATGCTGGAACGTCAGGTTACTCGACACAAAACAACGTTCCGACAACGACCGCCAGCGGATGCTCGGGTAACGGGCAGGGCGTTTTACTCAACATTACCGCTTCCGGTGGCGTGATTACAGGTGCGACGATTGCCAACCCCGGCGCGAGCTTCTCGGTGGGCTGTCGAGTATTTCCGACACAAACGGGATCATCCGCTGACGCTTTTTTCACTGTTGGTTCGATCAATCCCGCTGGAAACCTGAGTTACTACGGCCAGTGGTCCCAATCTCATGCGGTGATTTTCACCAACGCTCCCTCCATACGCTTCGCATTTTCTCCAGGCCTCCCGTTCTCCGATGCCGATGGTCAGGACGCTACGGTAAGGGTGGGGACATCTCTTGCTAACATGGTTCCGGCGGAAAGCTCGTCTATCCAAAACGCCAGCCAAAATAGTTATATGGACGTATCGCTTCCCGGCACTGGAGGATCGACCTTTTATTACGTTGACGTGAACATTGGGGCGGTGCTCGGAAACAGTGCGGTCGGCTTTACAGCCGCAGACCTCTATGGGCAGTTGGACGGTATGTTCCTGAACAGCTTCTCGATTCCAAACAATCAACAATATACCGCCGTTCCGGTAACCGAAACAGGCAACGTGACGATGGTAGTCACTGACTCGATTCTTTGCTCAGGATTTAACGCACCGCCCTACAGCAGCTCAGATTCATTTTGTCCAATGTGGAGATACGGTAGCAATCAACCCACTCCCAACATTGCGGCTATAGGATTTGGTGGCGCAACAACTGTTATGGATTTCAACACGCCAACTTCGCCCAGCGCAATCACTACGGCGGGTGGAGGAAGCGGATTCCCGGCCTCATACGCGACGACATGGGCCAACAGCTACGTTACCCCGCTGGAGACCTCTGGGCCTTCATCGTTGACCACTGCAATCATTGCTCGGGGTATCAACGATTTCGTCCATCTATCTTCGATTTATGGATCAACAGCGAACTGCGTCGGCATCGAAGCCTATGCGCTCAAAAATGCGATAGCTGCGCTCAAGGCCGTGAATAGCAGCATGACTATCTATATACCAGCCATCCTTAACAACGGGGGATATACTGAGACCGGCACGGACGCATGTACCGGAGATAGCTATACAACCACTACGGCGTTGACGGCTATGACCCTTGTCGGAGGCGTATGGACATCTACGGCGGTTGCCGCCGGAACGGTAATATCAGGAGCCTCTTCTCGTACTCAGTGGCGCATCATGGTACAGGATCTTTGCTTGACGCTCGGCACATGCACGTATCTCGAAGATGGACCGGGCGCACCGGGGGTGACGGTCGGTGCCTACACTTACTATCCGCCAGACTTAAGCCTAGTTCTCCCTGCAACTGCTACGGTGGTAAGCGGCGGAACCGGGGGCTGTAATGTAGGTGACAAGATCATCCCAACACAGGCGGGTTCCTATGGTGGATACTTCCTGGTCAACACTTGCTCGGGAGCGGCAGTCGCTACTGTAATCGGCGGCCAGCCTGGCCGCAATTATGCCACCGGAACAACCGTACCGACAACGGCTAGCGGACCCGAAACCGGAGTTACCCTAAGCTTCACAGCCCAATCGTTCACGTCAATAAGCAGCTTGGACGGTTTGCATCCAAATGCAATCGGCCATTTGGAACTTTGCCAGTGGTACAGCGCACTTCTAACATCGGGCACGATGACCTGCAAGCAATTCAATTGATATGAAAAAAATCTCATGTATCGAAACTATTATCGCGATGGCCTTTGTTATCGAAGGATGCTCAAAGCCCATCGCCGCGCCAGTCGCCACCGCTCCCGCTATTCAATGTGGAGTTTCCAACAATCACAAGGAAGCCTGCTATCCGATCAAAATCGTGACCACCTCCAAGGGGATAGTCGTCACTTCGGCGGACGGTCGTCAGGTCAATTTCTCATGCCCTGCGGAGTTCCCTCATTTGAGCTTCGCGCCCCGGCGGTACTTTCCCAACGGAGATCTGATGGAAGAAGCTCCGATGCACGGCCCCAGTGAACGGGCGACTTTAAGGCAGGTATTTCCACAGGGGGTTCTTTACTGCAAATGACCCTATCCTTCGACAATTCGAAAGATTTGAAGTTTGTGTTCACTCTCGGGACGGGGAACTTCGGTTCGTCGTCTTCGGGCAATACAGTCACGCTTCAGGGATTTCGCGCAGTCGTCGATATCGACAAGGCCGGCGGGGCGATGATGGGTACTTTGCGAGCTTCCATATTCGGAGTCAAGCAAAGTGAAATGAATTCCTTAACCACAATACAGTGGCAGCCGCTCGCATTCATTCCCAATACGGTTCAAATATTCGCCGTAGACGGCGATCAGACCACTCTCGTCTTCGTCGGCAACATCGTCAACGCCTGGGCCAACTACGACAACATGCCGGATGTATATCTCAGTATCCGAGCTCAGGCGGCCTACTTCAGCGCCTTGCAGCCCATTACCCCTACGGCCTTCTCCGGCCCCACGGATGCCGTCTCTCTGATGCAGATTGTCATTGGTAAAATCAACGCCAGTATCAATTCAGGTCAACCTGTCTACACTTTTGAAAATAACGGAGTCCCGTTTACTCCCATCAAAAACCCGTATTATGCCAACACTGGCCTTGAGCAATTGAAGGATATCGCCCGTGATAACAACATCTGGCTTTATGTCGATAACACCATCATCGCCATCACCCCAGTTAATCAACCTCGCATTAAGTTCGTCCCGATCATATCCCAAACATCCGGACTCAAAGGCTACCCTACCTTCGACGGGGTGGGGGTGAAGTTTCAAATGCTATTCAGTCCTTCCGTGACCTTCGGCGGAAGCGTGCAGATCCTTAGCCCCGAGACGCCGCGTGCGGAAGGGCCTTGGATCGTCACCAGTCTCAGCCTCAAGCTAGAGAGCGCGAAACCTAACGGATCGTGGTTGATGGATATTCGCGGTTCCAAAACCGGATTGGCGTTGTCATCATGAGTAACATACCACCAGGTCTATTCAGCCCATTCACCACCTATGGGCGCTACAATCAATTGCATTTTCTGATTGAGCAGTTGATACTCAAAATTCAGACCGCGACTCTGGTGAGGGTGATCTCATGCACCAACAGCGGAGGTCTGTCGCCCATCGGAACCGTGAATGTGCAGCCACAGGTTAATCAGGTGGATGGGGCCGGAAATAGCACTCCACACACCATAATTTCCAACGTCCCTTATTTGCGCATACAGAGCGCCGCCGGCAACGGTATCATTCTCGATCCAGCGCCGGGTGACATAGGGTTCTGCCTATTCGCTAGCCGGGATATTTCCAAGGTAATTAGCACACAAGCTCAGGCCAATCCGGGTTCTGACCGGTACTACAGCTTTTCGGACGCCATGTACATCGGTCTAGGTTTAAGTCAATCAGCTCCGAGTCAGTACATCCAATTCAGCCCCGAGGGGATCAACATCGTATCGCCCATCGCGATTACCATCCAAGCGCCCTTAATCAACTTGATGGGCGTAGTGGTCCGAACTAACGGTACAATCGTAGCGGAGACTGACGTTCTGGCCGGGCCAGATTCAATCAGCTTGGCTACCCACATTCATGATTTTGGAACACCGCCCGAACCGACAACGCCGCCGATACCGTGAGCATACAGCCATACAGCACGCTTCTTTTGGATGTCAACACCTGGGATCTGACCGTGGACAACAACGGCAATATCGCAGTGGCTGCGCCGCCGCTCGCTGTCGCTCAGGATGTGGCCAGCGCCATTCGCACGTTCGCTAGCGAAGTGTATTACGATACGACTCAAGGGATACCATACTGGACTCAAATTCTCGGTAAGTTGCCGCCAGCTTCACTGATTGTCGAAATGATGAATGCGGAGGCCTTGACTGTACCGGGAGTGAGTACGGCTCAAACGGTCATCAGCGGATACACAGATCGGCAAGTGACAGGTAACGTATACGTGGTCGATACCAACAACGTCTCTTCGGTGGTGAGCTTCTAATGTCCAGCGTGCCGCAAATACAATTCACCGATCAAGGTGTCATCGTCCCTCAAGAAGCTGACGTTCTAGCCGGGACGCAGGCTGATATCAACTCCGCCTTTGGCGGCGTGCTTGGTCCGGGGCTGACAACTCCACAGGGGCAGGTGGCTAGCAGCGAGGCTGCTGTCATTGCGGACAAAGACTCGCAGATTCTCTTTCTTGCCAATCAGTTCGACCCTCAATACGCCAGCGGCCGCTTTCAGGATGGGCTCGCTCGCATATACTTCCTCACACGCAAGCCTGCGCAGGCCACGGCGGTCACTTGCACGCTCGGAGGTATCGCAAGTACCCCAATCCCAGCAGGCACGCTGGCGCAGGACACAAGCGGCAATAGCTACATCCTGTTGACCGGCGTGACCATCGGCGCGGGCGGTACGGTGGTCAGCCAGTGGCAAAATCAGGTAGCTGGGGCCGTCGCCTGTCCTGCCGGCACTCTCACTCGCGTATTTCAGCAAATCAACGGTTGGGATACAATCACCAACCCATCGGACGGTATCCTTGGGAACGTGGTCGAGAGTCGGGCAGACTTTGAGTTCCGCCGGCAGAACTCGGTCGCCATCAATGGGCGCGGGACTAATCAGGCCATCTATGCCAACGTCTTTGAGATTGACAACGTTCTCGATTGCTACGTACTAGACAACCCGAGCGGCCTTGAGCAATCAGGTAATCCGCTGCCTGGCGGGACTGCCAATGCGAGCAACTATCCGCTCGCGCCTCACTCCATTTATGTCGCAGTGGTGGGCGGCATCGACGCTCAGGTTGCGGCGGCCATCTGGGGGAAGAAGGACGATGGCTGCGACTATGCTGCATTCCCCGTCGGACAGTCGCCAGTCCCTGGGATGGGTACCGTATCGACCGTCACGGTGGCAGATACGACTTACAGCGTCCCACAGCCACAGTATCAGGTGAGCTTCATTCGCCCCGTAGGATTGCCGATCTATTTTTCGGTTCAAATCGTCAACTCCGCCAATCTTCCGAGCAACCTAACCGCGCTTGTACAGGCCGCCATAATCGCTCAATTTCAAGGTCAGAACGGAAACGCAAGGGCGCGTATCGGCGGAAGTGTAATTGCAGCTCAGTATTATGCCGTGGTCTCAAATATTGGAAGTTTCGTCACGCTGCTGGGGGTTCTGGTCGGGACATCCCCGTCACCATCTGGATATCAAGCTCAGGTGGGCATTGATCAGACTCCCAGCATTGCTGCTGGAAATATCACGGTGACCTTTGTATGAAGAATCTCGAACAGACGATCATTAGTCAATATGGCAACAGCCCGCGCATTCTCTCTCTAGTAAATGGGATGAATGCGAATATCGACCCTCATGCCGATATTGACGGTTTCTACAACGCCATCTTCAATGTGGATACGGCCAATATTTTCGGACTTGCCGTCTGGTCTCGCATTGTCGGCATCCCGCAGTCGCTCATTACGGCTCTCGGTACGTTCCTGGATGACGAGGATGCGTTTCGTTCATTGGTGTTGCTCAAGGCTCTGAGCAACATTCTGTACCCAAGTTCTCAGGCCATCAATCAATTACTTCAAAATTGGCTTGGGGCTGGGACGCGCGCCTATGTTCTCGATACGGGCAGAATGACGATGGTATACAACTTCGAATTCGCCCTCACCCCAACGCAACTGCTCATAATCCAGCAGTCGGGGATATTTCTGCGGCCATCTGGCGTAATGATGGGAATTCAGGCACAGGAATACCCCCTCATCGGCTTCGCTGAAATGGGTCAACCGTGGGTGACAACTATGGGCAATGGGATATTCTCAGAAGGGGTTTGAAATGCTATTAAGCGGAGCACCAGTTAAACTCGTCGAACCCTTCGCAGTCAACGCCGCCGCTTCCGGAGGCTTCGGCGGCAAGCGGACTGTTCCTGTCCCATCGCAGATCGGCGTCACACCTGGGGCTGCGAGCTTCAATGATGGCTTCCCTCCTGCCACTATGACACCTATCCCCGAGGGCGGGGTGGTAATGAGCGGCTTGGATATGAACGGGGCGCTGGGGCAAATATCGGCACCAGTCGTATGGGCAAATGCCGGGGGAAATTTCCAGTACGACTCGGTATTCTCCGCTGCTGTCGGTGGATACCCAAAGGGGGCACGACTGCTCACCGCTGCCGGGACGGGATTTTGGACATCGATTGTTGACAACAACGTGACCGATCCAGATACGGGCGGCGCGGGATGGATTCCAGATAGAGCGGTGGCGAGCGTATATGCCAGCGCTCAACAGACCCTAGCATCCGGTAATTCCGAAGTGCTCTGGGATACGGTCGAATTCGATCCTTTTGGATTGAGACATTCTTCGTCCAACAGATTCGTCGCTTTATGGGCCGGAAAATATCGGTTATCCGGCGTAACTTATCTTCCCGCGCCGGCCGGTCAGTTGATCGGTACTCAGATATTCAAAAACAGTTCAATCATCCGCCAGTGCGCTCAATATCCGCAGGTTAGTGACGGGGCGATGGCTTATCCTTTCGACGCAATCATACTTTGCGCTATAGGCGATCAACTGGCGGCGGTGATGAATGTGACAGGCACTCCAGTTTTGGCCGGACAATCCGGAAGTAATGAGGCGTATGTGTACGGCCAGCTTGAGTTCCTGGGGGCATGATGGCAATCAACGATGAGCCTATATTGAGGCGAGAATTTGAATCTTGTAAGGATGAGATTTGGCGGGAGCTTAATCGAGTATCGGAAAAACTGGAGGGGCCGCCACATCCTGGATTGGAAAATCGAGTGGATCATTTTCTAGTTGAATTTCGCACTCTCGAAAAGGAACGGGATAAGCAGCACCAGGCAAATAGATGGCGATTGAATGTGATAATCGCCCTCATTGCGGCAATGGCGGCATGGCTGATTATCTTCTGGCACCGGTAGATTGACATTTCCGTCAGTAGCGATATGATGGTTATGCCGAGAGGCAAGGAGAAAACACAATGGCAAATCTTGCAGCACTAATTACCGACGTGCCAGCGGAACTCGTGGCAGTTCAAGGTTTCGTTACGGGCATCGAAAAGCTGGTCGCGGATGCGAAGTCCGCCGGCCTTTCCACCGTCGCTATCAGCGACATCGAAGCTCTCGTTCCTGACGCCGAAACTGTCGTCAAGGATACCGAGAAGGTCATCACGGATCTGTAGCCAGCGGATGATCGACGGGGCGACTTTCGAGTCGCCCCTAGCTTTAGTGGCGGGAGGAACCGTGAACGTATTTCAGCACATCGCTCATTGGCTTCACATCGGAGTCAAAGACGTAATCGTCGATTCAATCAGCACCATCCACCGCGGCATCGAAGTGGTTGAAGAACTCAAGGTTCAAATGCCCACGCTCGCCGAGGATACTGCCACCGTTGCCAGTGACGTTCTTGAGTGTAAAGCACTCGCGGCCGCCATCGCTCTGGTGGTGGCTGGGGGTGGGGTCAATATCGCAGCAGACGCCGGCGTCCTGGGCGCTCTAGTCACTGACGGAACTGCTCTCATCAAGCTGTTCGACGACGCAGCCACCCTCATTAAGACGACTGGCGGGGATATTGCTGTAGATGCGGCGATTTTGAAGAGTTAAACCGGTTTAACGCTGTCGGAGCGGCTTCGGACGCCTCATTGATCACCGCAAGCAACTTGAGCCACGCAGGGCCGCTCAAACACTTCCGGCATGAACGAGGTATCTGAGTGCTCATACTCACCACTCTTGTTTTGCAATTCAGGCACATGTATAGCCTCATGACTCAATCCAATTGAGTTTGGAACCAGGGGTATTGATGACGATTCCTCGATCCGCCAAATAATCAGATTGCTCACGTAATTTGAATTCGAGCCGATCAATTTCGTCCTTCATTTCTCGAATAGCGGCTTGACGGTCGTCATTGTTAACTGCAATCTCAATTTCCTTGAGCAACTCATGGGCGTGTATCATATCCAATCTCCTTCAGTATGGTTTCGCACTTACTCATATACCATGCGTAATCAATGTCGCTGGGGAACTCATCGGGTAGAGTCATGCATGGCTTGGCCCCGTAGCTCAGACCAACCATGTTCCCCGAACCTTGGTAAACTATGGGGCCAGGTGAGTTGACGCCATAGTACCATCGGATCACCTTGCCTAGGTACTCAGGTCGCTGGGGCTCGAAGCAAGCAGCATAGGCTTCACTGGCCGATAGCGTCTGCAATCCTCGCGTCCACATTCTGCCTTTGCGAGCCCATCCGTTCGCTTCAATCGTCGGGATCATGTCGCGCACCAGCTTGAACTGCGGGCCATCACCCCACATCTTGACGCCTCCGCCGGTAACCTTCTGCACAGTGACGAACTTGCGAATGTCTCGGCAACTGGCGAGTGTGTAGAGGATTGGAGTTCCGTGCAACAGCATATCTGCGACGGCATCGGAGCATATCTCGCAATCCGGATTCTTCTTCTCGATCAAACCAGATTTACTATACTCACCTTTGCGCTTGACTTCGTTTGACTTTATCGCGAAATAATTATTCACATCTCTGGAGTAAACGGCCTTGTATTCGGTCGTTTCCATTTCGAGACCGGTCATCTCCTGCCACTGGGCAATGAGGTGCTCGCTGAAGTGGACTTGATTGCGCCGGCAGCGGATGATGAAACCGTCCGTGTTAGCGCTTACAACCTGAATGCCGTAATGCTCATGCCACTCAACTAGCATGAGCATTCCTAGTTGACCGGTGATGGTGGTCTGAATCATCATCTTCGGCGCGAACAGAATGCTGAATGGGCTTCCCGTTTTACCGAAGGTTCCGTTGATCATGACCTTCATGCCCTCATTTTCGACGTGAGCGATCTGAAATTCATAGCTGGCGGTATCGCCATTCTTCTTGAGGCTGCGCTCCAGACTCTTTGCATCTAGGCGCTCATCCTTCATGTTGCAAAGAACGTCAAGGAACACTGGACCGAGGGCCTTGGGAAATTCGCCCGATAGCAAGATCAGATTCGGATAGTAGCTGGCGACATCGTTGTCCCGAAGGCACCAGGTATCATCAGCCACATGGCTTACGCATTTCTCGCTACTGTGCAGTCCGCCGATCCCCATGCGGTAGATGGCTTGACCTAATGGAATCTCAAGCCCCTTGAGTGCCGGCGGCATCTCAACCATCCCGTTAGCACCTAGCCCAAAGATGCACTCTTTGATGATTTCAAGAGTCTTGTGTAATTGAGGGGTTTGGAAAGCAACCCATGCGGGAGGGTTATACCGGAACTTCAGATTCCAATCAATATCCGGCTTGTAAATGCGCTGCCCGATAGCCTGCTCGCATCTGAGCTTGATGACGGCCTCTGCCATCTGGGCATCAGACTTCGAGCGTAGATCGACACCATAACGCTTGCTGAGATGAGTGCGCATGACGCGCTGAGGTTCGAGGGCTTTGTAAAGCTCCTCCAGAACATCAAGGTCATTCTCGCAATAGGAATCGAGTTCGACTATCTCTACATCCGAAAGCCATCGGTCGGGTTCAAAGGGCAAATCCTGCATTCGCTTGCAGTGGATGCGACCGGCATAGCTCTTCTGGCTTCCCTCACCCGGTAGCACCTGCATAATGTCGATATGGTCCGCAGGTTGCCAGTCGATAGGGAGATTCAACTCCCAGGGCTTCCGTTTCTGCTGAATGATCTCATCCGACAGCCACTTTAGTTGCTCGCAGGAGAATCCGGCGAGCGCGGCACAAATCATCGGCACGTCGTAGTAAATACCGTTGAAGCTGACAACCATGAACATCGCAAATAGATCGGATATGCGTATGCGGTCGCCGTCACTGAAAGATTGCCCAGGTCCAAGCCGGAAGCTGAAGATGGGTCCGTTCTGGACTCGAATCTTCAGCACCCAATAGTTGCGGTAACATTCCGTATCGTAGAACGCTACCGGCTTGGATTGAGGTGGAGTGGGGATCACTTGATGCTACTCTCCCAGCACATAGTTCTTGAGACCAACCAAAGTCACCGCATCCACTTCGATCATAGAGTGAATGCCCTCATCATAGTTCTCGAAATCGGCAGACTCGAAAAGCAGAGTGAGACGCCGCATGATTTCGGGGTCATTCTTATACTTGATTGGCTTCGGCGTTGCTCCGAACGACTTCACATCTTTGGCGGTGATTGGTCCATCGGGCTTGCTCTTGAGGATAGCCTTCTGCTGCGTGCTCTTCAGCTTGCTAATTGCTTGCGCCGCGCTCTCATTCATCCGTCCGGATTTTAGGGCCTGCTCGGATTCTGGAGTTAGCTTGATGAGATTGAGGCGATCATTAACCCACTTGACTGCCTTTGCGATCTCGCCCTCGGTGGCTGCCACTGGCCAGTAGATGCGGGCTACCGCCGATTCCAACATACCCCATGCGAGTAGACGCTGGATGTTGTGAGCGTCGTCCACTGGTGTGGTATCGTTACGCATCCGGTTCTCGGAGATATTGCGGATAAACGCGCCCTGCTCGTTAGTCTTGTAGTAGGAGCACTTGAGTTTCATCGGTTCCGGAGTCAACTTGCGTTTGTTGATCTCCGATATGGCACGCCAGCGTGAGAATCCGTAGGAGAGCACGGGCGATCCGGCGTCACTCCAGATACCACTGGGTTGTATCTGACCTTGATAAAGAATATCGGTTATCAGCCACTCGATATCCGGCTTCTCTTGCCGCCCGTTCAATTCTTCACGAACTTCGATCTCCTCGGGGAAAAATTCATAGATCGTTCCCCGAGTCGGTTTGACGTTGAAATCGACTGCCATTACTTCACCTCGCGGTACAGTTTCATTACCTCTATAAATTCCAATGGGATTTTATACTCCATTGATGCTTCTTTGGGAAATCCATCAAGCCGTTTTATACCGTAGGATGATTCTGATGCGAATGCTCCTAAATATATCCCGGTGACTTCGAAAGCAACATGATCTCTGATGACTAAATCTCCGACTTGTATCATTACATTCCCTCCGAGAGATGTTATGGGATCGTCTGGTAGATCCCCCGCCACTTTATTGACGACCTGACACCGCACTTTCGCGCATTAATCTGCGTAGTACATAGCGTCAACCTTGTTAAAATTACTCCTGCACCATGTATCCACCCTGGATCATCTGAGCGTCTGTCCAGCCCTTTGCGTGCCATTCCTCGCGCGTGCCTTGCGCTGTCATGCGGTAACGCGGGCTAGAAGGGGATGCACTCGCAGGAGGTAGCGGGATTGCACCAGCGACCGGCGAAGGTACACCACTCTGGGGGTTGGACGGCATCCCTCCAGTTGTGCTTGGCGCGGGCACCTGGAGGAACTGAGGGTTTGGCAGCACCGGTATGGGGCTGACTCCAGCGGAGGATGCCGGTATGGGGCTAGCGGCGACGGCAGGGGCAGAAGGGGCAGGGATGCTCGCAGGAATCGCACCAGCAGACGGCACAGGGCCGCCGGCAGGCATAGGGATCGAACTGGGCGGCGGCGCGAGGCTGGCACCGGGCGGTAATGCGCCCTGACCGAAGCCGGCGGTATTCACATCGGGGCCGAAGCTGATCTCAGGACCGTAGGCGCGGAAGCAGACCATCGAGTGATTGAGGTATACGCCAGGATTGTTCTGATTGCCGTTTCCCTCGACATTGAACAGGACTTCGATGTAATAACCGGGCTTGACGTAATCCGGCGTCAACTCCTGTATCGCGGTTCCGTTCTCGAATCGGTAAATCTTCGGTGCATATCCACCTCGCAGCGAGAGCACCCAATGGGATTTGTATCCTTCGTTGTCGCAAGGACGCTTGTTGCGCTTGTTGACCTCAGTGCTGTCGCCGTCCGTGATTTTCCACGCGAAGTCTTTGCGCTGATAGCTTCCGGGGAATGCCACCGATCCGACATTGAGGATCTGCTGGCCCCATGATTCTTCCCACCAGTTTGCTCTCGTTTTGGGAATAGCGAGGCCAAAATAGAACTCAACTCGCGACTGCCCAACCTTGGGGCCGGTTTTGTATTTCAAGGGGTTGCCGTCGAAGTCTGTAGTGACTTCTTTGTATAGACTTCCCGCAACCATACGGCCTACGGGTGATGTGATGCTTACGCGATCTGCCATTGCTATTAGTTCCTTCCAAAGACGCGAGCGGCGTCAGTCTGGGTTTCAGGGATGAGCCTGGTTGCGGTTTTCGGAGTGAAGCTAAATTGAGCGACGACCTGCTCATTCACTCCGAGTTTCTTCGCTTGCGTTGGGGTAACGACCTCAGGAGGCTTCTGTAAGTTGACGCCACTTAGCGAACCGATGGCGATGACCTGGGGCGCTGGGATATTCCATGTTGAGCGACCCATCCCCGGTTCGGCGCGATAGTACGGCACATGCTTGCCGGCGGTGAGATTGGCGATGGTGATTTCCTTCAGCCCCTCGACACGAGCCGTAAGACGATCAAGAGCCGCGCTCAGTATCTTGAGTTCGAGCGCGGCCGCTGACGGCGTGAGTTCCACAACCCCACGGCGGGAGCTGTATTCGGCGGCGGTGTATGCGGAGAGCTGAAGAGCATCGCAGGCATGACGGCCAGGGCAATCCCCGCAATGCTCATTGACCGTCGCGGTGGGAGTGTGGATGGTCGCGGCTTCTGCCATATTGGCCAGATTGTTGAATTGGCCGCGGCAATCCGAGAGTTTGAATTCATGGGTGCGGACTGACGATCCGCGATAGAAACACCGAGGTTGGATGACGGTGAATGCCACTGTCATGTGAGCTTCAAGCCAACTGATGTGATAGCGCGACTGAAGTTTATCGACGATCCCTGAAAGATAGCAGAGACCTTGCTTATTCCAGAATTCATCGACAAACCTGTGGCCGAATTTGTAATCGACTATCACCAGATGACATGTGACGGGATCGAAACTCCAGAGGTCCGGCGTACCGCGCATATCGGCGCGAATTGAAGCAATGGGGATGATCTGCTCAATGGCACACGAGTCTGGGGATATACCGTTCATCCTCAGGTAATCGACGATTAGATCAGCCCCCTCAAGCATTTCTTCGGTCACCAGCAGGCCGTTGGGAGCTTGAGCGTGTAAAGCTACCTCGCGGTCCATGACAAGTTCCCAGGCCACCCAATGCGCCGCCGTACCCTCGTCCGCTTCAGACGATCCATGCTCTTGCGGAAAGCGAGCCCTCATTGTAGGTGAGAGTGAGCATACGCTCCATGTTGCCGCCGAGGATGGTGCTAGGAATGTGTGGGACATGACGCCAACCCCCTCTCAATAGCCTTACGGATAATGTTACGTTGCTGGTTGACACTGAGGAACCGGAAGCTGCGAACGCTTGTAGCCTTCCGGATTTCCTCAATGACGATGGCTTCCATCTGATCTTCGGTCATGGCGCTAGACGGCAGCGCCGGCCAGAATACCGTCGATCATCGGAGCGACTGTCGGAACAAGATCCAGCCGCGTGCCGAGGGAGACGAAGTTCGGCAGCCCAACGGCATCACAGACCTTCTGCAATTGCACTTGAGTGATGCGAGCACCGGCAAGTGCGCTGCTCACCTTGTTCATAAGGTCGAGGTAGGGTTGGATCGCGGGAGGCGGTGCGGGAATGTTAGCGGACGTAGCGACCGCAGCTTGGGCAACTGGAGCAGTCGCAGCCATCGCAGGGGTCGAAGGGGACGGGATTGCCATCACCTGCCTGAGTTCGCACTCGATTTGATTGGAGTATCCATCCACCAGCCCGCGGCGGGCGCGCCAGGTTCCGTCGGCATTAAAGCTCTTGGCAGCGGAATGGATGCGAGAATCCCAGGGTAGGCCAGTCTTGTCAACTACCATACCCGAGACCGCAGTGGGGGTGAAAGATGTCGTCGGCGGGGTCGCAACCTGGGCAGCAGCCCCACTCGGAGGGTTTGGAATCACCAATGTGGGACCGGCGGTGCTGATCGTGGATGGGGCCGCATCAAGCGCTGCAATTTGCTGATATACAGACGGAGCTTGGGTATTGATCGCCGGATGATCGGGGTGAGGTTTACCGAAGACTTGTGATGGCGAAGGTTCGGCGACGGAATGGGCGGCTTCCGCAGCACGTTCCACGGCATCCTCAAATTCCAAGTTGTGAAGACTCTGCGGCTCATCCGAACCGGCGTAGGTCAAGATGAATCCTGCCAGTTTTTGCGCTTGATCTTCTGAGAGCGAATCCAGATCGATTGTGATTGTGTTGCTCATGCTCACCTCATAAATTTTGATTGACGCATACCCACCGTATCGTGTATTGATGGAAGTGTCAATAGGAGATTTTCATGAAAAAGGGATGCATATATGCGATAGGGATTGAGATCGCTGCTTTTTGGGTCGTTTGCGAGATTTGGAGGCTTTTCCGGTGAATTATTCAGAATTCCTCCACCAGAAGCAGGTATCGGACGTTTGCTCGGGATTCGATGCTGATAACTTAAACCCCAATCTGTTTGATTTTCAATTACCCATCGTCAAATGGGCTCTTAAAAAGGGACGGTCCGCCATCTTCGCAGATACCGGCCTTGGCAAAACCCTCATGCAACTAGCTTGGGCCGATGCGGTACCAGGATTCGTACTGATCGTCGCACCATTATGTATCGCGCAGCAAACAGTGGATGAGGGTGCGAAGTTCGGTATCGCCGTCAAATATTGCCGTCACCAGCATGAGATCGATGACACTCAAATTGTCATCTGCAATTACGAGATGCTGGAGCACTTCGATGCCCGTCTGTTTACAGGTGTGGTATTGGACGAATCAAGCATCCTCAAAGCTGAAGATGGTAAAACCCGATCTATGATTATCGAGAAGTTCCGCAATACCCCATACCGCCTGAGTTGCACTGCCACTCCTTCGCCAAACGACTTCATGGAGCTTGGTAGCCAGTCGGAGTTCCTCGGGGTGATGAAATACTCCGAGATGCTTTCGATGTTCTTTACTCACGACGGCAAAGATACAAGCAAATGGCGCTTGAAGGGTCATGGTAAAACCAAGTTCTGGGAGTGGCTCTCGACCTGGGCGGCGGTCATCCGCAAGCCTTCCGACCTTGGCTTCGATGATGACGGATATACGTTGCCGCCTCTGCGATTGATGGAATGCGAAATGTCGTGGGACAAGCCTATGGCGAACACCATGCGAGAGCGATTGCAAGCTCGCCGGGACTCGATTAAAGAGCGTTGCGAGTATATGGCGTCCCTCGCGAACAGCATCCGAGAGCCTTGGGTCATCTGGTGCAATTTGAATGACGAATCCAGTCTTCTAGCCAGCTTAATTCCCGACGCTGTCGAAGTGCATGGGTCGCTTTCGATGTCCGAAAAAGAGCGTCGGATTCACTCGTTCACTCTGGGTCAATCCCGTGTGATTATCAGCAAAGCGAAGATATGCGGATTCGGCCTGAACTGGCAACATTGCCGCAATGTTGGTTACTTTCCAGACGATAGTTTCGAGAAATACTATCAGGCCGTTCGCCGCTGTTATCGCTTCGGGCAAACTCAGGAAGTGCTCGTCTGGATGGTATATACGACTCCGGAAGGTACTATCAAAGTCAACCTGGAACGCAAACAGGCGCAGGCCGACGAGATGACTGACCGGATGATAGGTCACATGCGCGAATTTACTCAACGCGAGGTTCTCGGCACGTCAGCCGAGCGCACAGATTACGTACCATCAACCTCAATTACCTTACCGGAGTGGATATGATCCTCAATCAGCACGTCGCTGAAAATATTGCCCTTTACAACGTCGATTGCGTCGAATTCATGAATACCATGATTCCCGCGAACTCAGTCGGATACTCGATTTTCAGCCCACCATACAGCACTCTTTACGTCTACAGCAACTCGGATCGAGACATGGGAAATTGCCGCGACGATGATCACTTCTTCGAGCACTTTCGGTTTTGCGTCGATGGTCTGATGCGCGTAATGATGCCGGGTCGTAATGTCTCGGTCGATTGCATGAACATGAGCACAACCAAAGGGCGCGACGGTCACATTGGTCTGAAGGATTTTCGAGGCGCGATCATCCGGATGTTTGAAGCAGCCGGATTCATCTACCACTCTGAGCACGTTGTTTGGAAAGATCCACTTATCGAAGCCGTACGGACGAAAGCGCTCGGGTTGATGCACAAGCAACTATGCAAAGACAGCGCAATGGTGCGGGCTGGCGGACCTCAATACCTCGTAACTTTTCGCAAGCCGGGAGTCAATGCGCAACCGATTCCGCATGAGCATGGATTAACACATTTCATCGGCGAAGATGAGCCAACTGAAGGCAACCTCGCGCATAATCGATGGAGGCGATATGCGTCGCCCGTGTGGATGGACTGCCGGCCGACTCGCACCCTCAATTACCGCGGTGGTCGTGAGGATGAGGATGAACGCCACATATGCCCAATGAGCCGCGACATCATTGATCGGGGCATCGAACTCTGGAGTAACCCAGGGGATGTGGTATTCGATCCTTTCGGAGGTATCGGATCGACAGTTTATTCAGCCATCAACATGCGCCGCAAGGGACTCATGTGCGAACTTAAACCATCCTATTTTGATATGGCCGTCAACAATCTCAGTAATCTGAAAACTTTCATAGACAATGAGACAATGCAAGTATTTCAGGCTTTTGGTGAGCAAGAAAATTGTACTGAGTTGGTGTTCTGATAATGCCAGTCCCTCTAAGGTCCATTCAGATCCCATTCGAGCGCGATATCTACGCCGCCTGGGACGCTGGTGCTCAGAATGTGATGGGGGTGGCGGCCACTGGTTTTGGTAAGACAGTGGTGCTATCGAAGTTGCTATACGATGAGCCGGGGGCGAGTATAGCCGTCGCTCATCGTCAAGAACTCGTCTCTCAAATCAGCATTGCGCTCGCTCGTAATGGAGTAAGGCATCGTCTGGTGGGCAACAATACCAGCCTCATGCGAGTGATCACTGCTCTACAAGTGATGGAGGTTGGTTACAGCTACCTCGATCCAACTGCCAAGACTGGAGTTGGTGGGGTTGATACAATCGTCAAGATGCCGGATGACCCTTGGTTCCGGCAAATTCGACTAGCGATTCAGGATGAGGGCCATCATGTTCTCAAAGATAACAAATGGGGTAAAGCTCAAGCCAAGTTCCCCAACGCTCGCGGATTATTCCCTACCGCAACTCCTCGCCGCGCTGACGGACGCGGTCTTGGTCGTCATCATGATGGTCTTGCTGACGCTATGGTGTGCGCTCCTACTATGCGTGAAATCATCAATCTGGGTTATCTCACGGATTATCGCATTATTTGCCCTCCTATTCCTCAGGACTTTGATCTAACCAACGTTGGGGTAAGCGATGCAACGGGCGACTTCACTCCACCCGCTCTACGCAAGGCGCGGCGAGCGAGCGCTACCCTCACCGGCGATGTCGTAAAGCACTACAAGCGCTTTGCCGATGGCATGATGGGAGTGACATTTGAAGTCGATGTGGAGTCGGCCAAGAAGACAGCAGCCGCTTTCCGCGCTGCCGGAATCAAGGCGGAAGTGGTCAGCGCCAATACCCCAGACAGTTTGCGTCATGACATAATCAGGCGATTCAAGCGCGGAGAAATTCTACAGCTTGTCAACGTGGATTTGTTCGGTGAGGGTTTCGATCTGCCGGCGATTCAGGTGGTCAGCTTCGCTCGACCAACGTACAGCTTCGCTCTCTACTCGCAGCAATTCGGTCGTGTGCTGAGGTTGCTACTTGGGCCGGAATACCTGCGCATGTGGGACAGCTTCAGCGTCTCGGAGCGACTCGGATTGGTCGCCCGAAGCATGAAGCCCAAGGGTATCGTCATAGACCATGTGGGGAACGTAGTACGCCACAATGGTCCGCCAGATAAGCATCAAGTTTGGACGCTTGACCGGCGCGTCAAGCGGAAGATCAAGAGCGACGAAATCCCTCTGACCGTCTGCCTTGAGTGCTTCAGTCCGTATGAACGCAGCTTCCGATGCTGCCCATACTGCGGGTTTGAGGTCGCTCTCACCCCCGAGCAGCGTGCGGACCTCGCTTACCTGGATGGCGACTTGATGGAGTTGGATCACGATACTTTGCGCAAGCTCAGAGGCGAACTGAAGCGCAAGGATGGTGACTTCTATGCACCTCAAGGGCTACCCTTACCGGCGCAGATTGCGGCTCGTGCGAAGTGGATGGAGAGACAAGCCAACCAGCGCTCATTGCGCAACGCCGTCGCCTGGTGGGCGGGCTTAGAGCACGCACAAGGATACTCGCAGTCGGAGAGCTTCCGGCGCTTCTATTTTAAGTTCGGAACCGATGTTGCCAATGCTCAATTGCTGGGAGCGGCCGAGGCCGAAGAGCTTGCGGTGAAAGTGCTTGCTGAGGTGAGCAAGTTCGGTATTGACGGAAGTATCAATGCTGAAGCATACTTATCAAAGTGACCATGACTGATCAAAAAACAAAACGTTGCAAAAAATGCGGAATTGAAAAATCAGCGTTTTATTTTCGTGTTTGTGCTAAACCTTCGCTGAAATAACGAGCGTTGCAACTCCGGCTGCGAGGGATTGGAAAGACTCGGAGGGCATGAGCGAAACTGGGGTGAACCCGGATGGCTCTCAGAGACACAGGTGCGATCAGTTGCCGAGGCAGGCGCAACTCGCGGTTTCTGGGGCGATGCCGACTGGTGGTACGGACGCGACGACAAATACCGGCCCATTGAACCCGGCTTACTCCCGTCGGCTCATGGGGTTCCCGCCCGAATGGGACGATTGCGCGGATATGGCAATGCGATTGTCAGTGCACTTGCGGCAGAGTTCATCAAAGCGACGGAGGGGTGTTAAATGACAATTGCGATCTGCCCTCGATGCAGTGAACCACTTTTGACCGATATGGCAGAGCAACTCGATATCGATGGCTTTTGTGCTCAATGTTGCGAAACTTTCAATATCGACTACTGTCCTTGGTTTGACGATTGCGAAGGCTTGATAGCCGGAGTCCCTGAATATCTGGCAAATTTGGAAGTTTGGAAGTCTATTCACAGGATACCTAATTTATGAAGTCAACTGTTCATCAATGGGCAATTAAGTGGAGCATCCCTTACATAGCGCTTCAGGAACTCAACTGCATATTTGGGTTGGATCAAAATGCTCCGAGACTTGCCGGCCAAATCCCTCAGACTGAGAGCTACGTGCAGAGCTTGGTGCGACTCGAAGCTGCTCGCAAAGGAATCAAACTGTGGCGGAACAACGTAGGAGTTCTCACCGATGAGCGCGGCATTCCTGTACGATATGGGCTTGCCAATGATTCCCCCAAGTTGAATGCGATTTTGAAGAGCGGAGACCTGATAGGATGGCGGCCAGTTGTGGTGACGCGAGATATGGTCGGCAGTACAATAGCTCAGTTCGTGAGCCGGGAGTGCAAGCGGCCAGGGTGGATATACTCCGGGACGGAGCACGAAGAAGCTCAATTGAAGTGGGTGCAACTGATAGTTGCGGATGGCGGCGATGCGTGTTTTGCAACATCCGAAGGGTAACTTTAGAGATTTGCAGCAAGTGGGAGATAACTGATGCCAACTAGGTTGAACCAGCAGCAAGTGAAGAAGCGCAAGGAATCCATCATCACGGCAGCGCTCAAGTTGACCGAGACGCCAGGCGGATGGATGAAGATAACAACGGAGAAGATCGCTATCGAGTCCGATTGTTCCTATGGTCTGGTTGCCTATTACTTCGGCTCAATCCAAGACATCCGTCAGACGCTTGTGCGCACAGCTATCAAGCGCGGCAATTATGCCGTTCTGGCTCAGGCGATGGTCGCCGGTCACAAAATGCCTGCTGGCGTGCGGGCTAAGGTCATCGCGCACATCTCTGGAGAGTAGGCTGACGTGCGCGAACTCCCTGCCGCATTAGCGCCTCTAGGCGCTTATCGACAATTCATTCTCTACAAAGCCGTCCCTTCGGAGAGCCGACCGGGGAAGACTGACAAACTCCCCATTGACTCCCGCGACATGCGCGTCAAGAGTGCCCATGACCATTCGATCTGGTTGGATGCTCGCACCGCCATGCAGCGAGCGTCGGAACTTGGAGAACCTTATGGGATCGGCTTTGTCTTCACCGAGAACGATCCTTTTTGGGTTGTCGATATTGACGGTTGTCTCACGCCAACCGGGTGGGCACCTCATGCGCAACAGGTTGCTCAGTTGCTCTCAGGGTGCGCTATGGAGGTCAGCAGATCCGGCATCGGAATGCATCTCATTGGGTCGGGAAAACCTCCCGTTCATGGCTGCAAGAATGAGCAACTCAATATGGAGTTTTATCACACGGGGAGATTCATCGCCCTAACTGGGATATCTGCTCAGGGCAGCGCTGCCGCTGACTTGTCTGCCGTACTCTATACGCTCACTCAAACCTACTTCCCGCCCGATTCTAGCGCCGGCAGTATGGGTCACTGGAGTACCGAATGGAGTGTGAGGTGTGATGCTGGTCCGGACCTAACCTGGAGTGGGCCTCCGAACGACGATGAACTGATCCAGCGGGCTCTCAAGTCCAAGAGCGCCAATAGCGTTTTTGGAGTCAAAGCGAGCTTTGCCGACCTCTGGTTGGCAGATCCATCCAAACTCGCTTCCGTGTTCCCTGCGGATCGGTCTGGCGATCCCTGGAATGCCAGTCAAGCAGATAGCGCCCTTGCACAACATCTAGCATTCTGGACTGGCAAGGATTGTGGACGCATTGAGCGCCTGATGTGGCAATCCAAGCTGGTGCGCGATAAGTGGGGCCGGCAGGACTACTTGCCGCGGACGATTCTAGGGGTCGTGGCGCGTCAGGTAGATGTCCTGAAGACCTCAGGGCTGCCCGCGCCCCCTGAAGCGACTGGTGAGGCTGTAAAGCAACTGGACAGTAGCCAATATCTCACTCAAGAAGCTCAAGAATCTCTATTCTCAGGATGCTTCTACATCACCGATCAGCATAAGGTGCTCGTGCCTGGTGGAATGATCCTCAAACCGGATCAATTCCGAGTCCACTACGGCGGCCGCAACTTCACGATGTCCGCAGGCAATGATCGCACCAGCCGTGATCCGTGGGAAGCCTTCACCCAATCGCAGATTCTGTCGCATCCCAAGGTTAACGGCTCATGCTTCCGCCCGGACCTGCCGGCGGCCGAAGTGGTGCATCGCAATGGGATGAGCTTTGTGAACACCTACATACCCATCGATGTCCCTCGGGTTGCTGGTGATGCCGGTCCATTCCTCGACCACATTGCCCGATTGCTTCCGGAAGAGTTGGATCAGAAAATCATCCTCAGCTATATGGCCGCCTGCGTTCAATACAAAGGTAGGAAATTCCGCTGGGCACCTCTATTGCAAGGCGTCGAAGGTAACGGAAAGACTCTGCTCACTCATTGCGTGGCTGAAGCTATTGGCCGGAGATACGTCCACTGGCCAAAGGCGAGCAAGCTGGCAAAGGAATTCAACGCATGGATGGTGGGCAAAATTCTCTATGCGGTCGAGGATATTTATGTACCCGGCGAGCGCCGGGAGATTATCGAAGAGCTGAAGCCGATGATTACCGGCGATCAGCTTGAGATTGAAGCCAAGGGAGTAGACCAGATAAGCTCCGATATCTGCGGTAACTTCATGTTCAATTCCAATCATCGAGACGCTATTCAAAAAACCAAGAACGACCGCCGCTTCTGCGTCATGTTTACAGCTCAGCAAGCGTTCGACGACTTGCGCCGCGATGGTATGACCGTTGAATACTTTGTGCCACTGTACAACTGGCTCAAGAGTGGCGGATATGCGGTGGTTGCCGAGTTCCTACACACTTATCAGATTCCAGCAGAACTGAATCCTGCCGGCGACTGCCAGAGAGCCCCCTTCAGCTCGACTACCGGTGAGGCTATAAGCGCATCGGTGGGAGGTATTGAGCAGGAGATCGAGGAGGCTATTTCCCAGGGCTTACCGGGCTTCTGTGGGGGTTGGGTATCATCCCATCAATTAGAGAAGCTACTGGAGCGGTTGGGACGTGTGCGCGGCGTTACTCACTTGAGGCGTAAAGAAATGCTGGAGTCGATTGGGTATAGGTGGCACCCGGCGCTTAAGGACGGGCGCGTCAACAATTTAGTGCTGCCGGATCATACCAAGCCAAGGCTATATGTGCATGACAGCAATCTAGCCAAGCAAATAACGGACCCGGCGGCGGTCGCCAAAGAATATGAGCGCTGCAATACTGCCAGCGCTCCGTATCAGTCAGCTTTCAGGGCTTGAGTCTTTGGGTAATTTCAGCATCAGTCAGACGACCGATAGTTTGAATTCTTCCGTACCCTATCCCATGTCAGATATTGTTCTGTTATTGACCGAAACCACTGTGCTAGAGGCATGGTCTGCGATCCTCCGCACTTGATGCAAGTGGTGGCCGAATCCCCTATCCACTCGCAGTTAATACAGATGTGAGCGTTATGCAGGAACATTTTGACTCCTTCCACAGTTCAAGCATTTAAGGCGACGTTGACGAGCGTTAAGCTCAGTCCCACAGTGTATACAGGGACTGAGCTTCTGCCTGGTTACTTGCGGACCTTTGGCGCGCCGGCGACGGCCTGCCTCAGATTGAAACTTATCTGAGGGTATTGTACTTAGATCCCACCTTGGGTTATAGATTGTCATCTGGCGATACTCATCAACTCAATTAGCTTATCGGAGAAAGAAATGTAAGCCGAGTCCGCCGCCGAGTACGCCGCCGAGTCCGCCGAGAGTGCCGCCGAGCGCGCCGAGTCCACCGCCGAGCGTGCCGCCGAGCGTGCCGCCGCCGCCGAGCGCGCCGAGTCCGCCGCCGAGTCCACCGAGTCCGCCACCGAGCACGCCGCCGAGAGTGCCGCCGCCGAGTCCGCCGCCGAGTACGCCGAGAGTGCCGCCGAGCGCGCCGAGAGTGCCGCCGAGAGTGCCGCCGCCGAGTCCGCCGCCGAGTCCGCCGATAGTGCCTTTTCAATTTCTTCGGCGGTAGCGTCGGTCCGAAGAATTGCAGCAACACCTATGATGGCCGAACGATCCATGTCAGTATTGACGAATCGAATGACTCCATGAGTGGGATCAATAAGCATCCAACTCATGAATTGATTTACGACGTTGCTTAGATCGGCACCGGGATGCGCCGCTTCAAGAAATCGAGCCGGCCATTCGAGAGCTAACTCGTTTGGCAGATTCTCGAAGATCGTATCTTCAAGATGAGCGAGAGCGACTGGAATTCCAAGTTCGCTTTCGTAACTCATGTGCTTGCCGGAATGAAGGGTACATCCGACAGCGCAGCCTTTACCGTTTTCCCAATATCGGCCCTTTACGATTTCATCGGCGACGCGGTGAGCGCGGACGCGAGCGAGGTATTTTTCTTTGATAGCAGGATTATTGTGAAATGCGAGCATGTTTGATTTCCTCCGATATGTTGCCGGAATAACGCCCCGGTTGGTTAGCGCATCACGTAGGTTTGAACGGCCTCGATCTTCTCCGAGATGGGGTGACGGTTAGGCGGCCAAAAGCGTTTCCACGTAGCCGTAAAAGGCCCAATAGTAGGTATCGCCGCACCTCTCGTTAGATTGGCGACGAACGTGAACTTCACCATCGTTCGTAATGCGATATCCGCGTGATCCGTATATGGAGCTGAGTTCCTTGCAAAGTTGATTAAGGGTAGACATTGTGATTTCCTCCGAGAGTTTTTTGCTACTCCTTTATCTTCTCACACTACGGGTAGCGTGTCAAGGTCTAAATTCAGGCCATTCCGATTCAATCTCAGCCGCTTCCGCTACCTGGGCGCTGGCGATGGCTTGCTCTCGCAGCCGGATGACATCGTCAGTTCTCTTTTGGCTATAGAGCCGATTGGTCTGCTCGCAGAGCATCACCTTGTCTTCTGGGAAGCATCTCATGATGTAATAGCCGAACTCATTCTTGCGCCCGGTGAGCACGTCCGCTTTGGTGATCTCGGGGTTCCGCATCATGGCGGCCATCCATACCATATTGACGGCCACGTGGTAATCCTCGTCGAAGCCCAGGATGTTGACTGGAACCAGGTGTTCTTTGAGGAACTTGCGCTTCTCGCGGTCGGCACGGCGCTCGGTTCGCTCATTACTTAGATTGGACCTGAGTGCGAGAGATTGCGCTCGAAGTTCGATGAGTCTGGCGTTCGCTTCAGCATTGATGCGATCGATTGCCAGCTTCTCCTTCATCAACTCCAGCCGATCATCGGGGCCGCTGACTATTTGACCTTCGATGGCCGCCGGCTGTAGCCGAACGAGGCCGGTACTGTTTGGACTCAAGCACCTTTGGCAAGCTCCGTTCTTGCAGTAGCGCTCGGACAAGTGACCGTGACTGCAAGGTTTACCCGTGAAGTATTTAGTGAGACCTCGGGCGATGGCGGTTTTACGATCGATTATTTCTGGCATTCCTCACACCTTCCGTTGACAACGTGGATTCGGCGAAAGCGTTTGCATTTGGGGCATCGAATAGATGAATAGAAAAACTCCAGATTCCCATCAATCGCACCCTGCTTCAAACGTTCATGGGTTTTTGAAATTTCAAGTGCATCGAAAAACTCATTTTCGGCTGCACGTATTGGAGTGCAAGTCACTTTCATTTTTGTACGAGTTTTTCTTTTGATGATTTCTAAAGCATCTCTCATTTTCATAGAGATGACCTCCATCAGTTGTGATACCTGTCATAATATCACTATTAGACAATTTCGGTCAATAAAATTCAATCAGTCACATTCGAGCTTAAAACTCAGAATTTCATACCCCGTTGGAAATTGAAAAATGCCAGCAAAAGGCGAAATATGCTTACCTGAAATGAGGCCCGTAGCCCCAAACTCCAGCGTGTGGAAGCTGAACTCGTTTTTCAATAATCGACTTTAGATATAGATTGTGTCTAAACCTATATCTATATTTAGTACTAATATTTGAATACTGTAATTGGTCTGGACCTATTGACTATATACTACGGGGTATCGGGGTATTTTGTACTTAAAGCATTGATTCTAAAGAATGCCCGTTGGTTTGCCCGTAGCAACCCCGAATGCACCCAACGGGGTATGGAATTGACTCTGATCACCGATGAGCGTATTCTGTGGCTGTGAATAGCGAACGCAATACGTTTGTGGTCGAGTATCTCGTTGATTTTAATGGGACTCAGGCTGCCATTAGGACCGGATCGAAGCCTGAGAATGCTCCGATGATGGCCTATCGTTTTTTGCAAGAGGTAGAAGTTCAAGAAGCGATTCAGGAACAGATCGAGATCAGAGCGAAGGCCAGAGCGCTCACAGTCGAATGGGTACTCAATCAATGGCGTGAGATTGCGAGCGCCGATCCGAGCGATCTGATCTGGGTTGAGACTGAGTGCTGCCGGCATTGTCATGGGATCAATCATCAATATCAATGGACTCAATTTGAGTATGATGAAGTGGTTCGCCAATGTCTGGATCACACCTGTGGCAGTAAATGTGAGCAGCCGTGCGGTAAGCGCATCCCGCCGCTCGCCACGGGTGGCTTCGGGTTCAATCCACATGAAGCTCCGCACGAAGGCTGTCCCGCCTGCCACGGCGATGGAGTAGAGCAAGTGAGGGTAGCCGACACCAGGCGCGTTCGCGGGGCTGCACGCCGCCTCTGTGCTGGAGTGAAGAAGACCAAGGATGGCATTGAGATCAAGATGCGCGATCAAGATAAGGCGCTCGACAATATTGCCAAGTTCCTCGGAATGATTGTCAACAAGAACGAAATCGCCGGTCCTGGCGGCGGCCCAATATCCACGGTCAACTTCACGGCCGAAGACCTGAGTGACGACCAAATAGCGACGATGTTACTATCGGAAAATGGAGGGGTTTGAAATGGATCAGGATTTTATCAACGCATTGTTCGATCTAAATGAAAAGGCTGAATCGGATCGCACCGCCATTTATACTGCGGCCAAGATTTTTGCAGAGACCTTGCATCGCCATGCGTTGGATACGGGCGCTTTGAAGCGATTGACGGAAGATGTCTGGGCCATTGCAAAGCAGGCGACCAAGTAGTATTCTGAGTCCAACGTTTCCTCCGAGACGTTGAGCACCAGCCCCGGTTTGCATCGTCCTTGCCGACAGCGCCGGGGCTGAGTTGCGTATAGTGTCAATATGATCGCGCGCTCAGAGTTGCTCAAAGAATTGCAGCACCGCCGGCGAGCGCGGCTACATCTGCACGATTACATCACCTATACGTCCCCTCATTTCAAGACAAGTGCTTTCAGTGAAGCGGTGTGCCGAGCGATCACTAAATTCATCAACGATGTGAATGCTGGTATACGCCCAGTGTTGATTCTCAAAGCTCCTCCGCAGCACGGTAAGTCAGAGATGGTGAGCCGTAAGTTGCCAGCGTTCTTGATGTCTACCTGTCCCGAATGGCTTATCGGCACGGCATCTTATGATTCGGACTTAGCTAACGGAATGGCTCAATGGGTTCGACGCAATTTAACGAGCACGAAACATAAACGTCTCTTTCCGAATATTAAACCTAAAGATAAATTTGATCGATCAACCATCAATTTCTTTAATTCTCCTTATGGAAACGGAAGCTATTTCAGTACTGGCATTACAGCAGGTATTGCCGGTAAAACTATCAATATCGGGATTATTGACGATCCTACAAAGGGTCAGAAAGAGGCACTAAGTGAGGTAACTAAAGAAAGTCATTGGAATTGGTATCAAGCAGAGTTCATGGCTCGTCTTAGTGAATATAGCGGTGAGATCGTTATGGCCACTTCATGGGCTGAAGACGATTTGCCTGCTCGAATCGAAGCGATGTATAGCAAACCTGAGCACCGTCATCGTCTGACGGTGTTGCGCTTCCCTGCTCTCAACTATCCGAATGAGACCGGATACAACCCGAAGCTCCCCAAAGGCGCTTTGGTTCCCGATCTCAAGAGCGAAGAACTTTTGAGGGAAAGAAAAGCTACCACTTCCGAGTTTTGGTTCTCTGCGGTGTATCAGCAGAGCCCCCATCCTCTTGGTGGCAGCATCTTCAAAGTTACCGGCATTCAGTTCTATCTGCCCAAAATGCTGCCGAAGAGCTTCGATCTCATCATCGACTCATGGGATTGCACTTTCAAGGATACCGATGGATCGGACTATGTTGTCGGCCAGAAGTGGGGTAAGAAGGGTGCTTATTGCTACCTTCTACATCAGATCCGAGGGCAGATGGGATTCACTGAGACCGCCAGGCAGGTTGAGGTGCTCCGGACATGGGGAGGACTCATATCTCGCGAGGTTCTGATCGAGGATAAAGCCAACGGGCCGGCCGTAATCGACTTCCTGAAGATGAAGGTGTTCGGTCTCATCCCCGTCGAACCCGATGGATCAAAGACGGCCCGCGCTCATGCGGTTACCAGCGTATGGGAAGCGATGAACGTGTGGCTGCCGCATCCCGATGTCGCAGAGTGGATTGGATCTGCCGGCGGCCAACATCTGCCGGGAACATGGCTAGCCGAAGTGACGCGATTCAGCGGCCCAGGATCAGTTGCAAATGACGATCAGGTGGATAGTTTTACTATGGCGCTGCGCCGGTTGTATCCGCTTTTCGGGCGAATAGCCATCAGTGGAGCTGCAATGGCCCGCGCCGCCGGAAGTGTAAGATAATGGGCATTCTAACCCAAGGAGGATCGCGGCGACCCGCCAGAGCAACGAGGGGCATGGCATAATATCGTCATGCCGACTCGCAACCCGGAACCGAAGGATGGAATGCGCCGCGCCGTCCTAAAGGCTCGCATGGACGCCAAACCAGAGAAGAGCTACGCCTACCCAGTCCAAGCTCCCGTACTGGCCGCAGGCGTAGTGCCTGCCGACACTCAAGCTCCGGTAGCAATGGATTCCTACGGCTACAACTACTCTGTTAGTCAGGGTTGGGGTGGGACCGAATTTGTCGGATTCCCCGGTTACCCCTACCTATCGATGCTTTCGACGCGAGCTGAATATCGCATGTTTGCGCAGGCGATGAGCAACAATCTCACCCGAGAATGGCTCAAGTTGGGTTCGACAAATACCGACGACGACGCTACCAAAGAGGTCATCAGTCAACTTGAGCAGGATATGAAAGACATCGGCCTAAAGGAAGTCATCGCGACGATGTGCGATCACGATAGCTTCTATGGGCGCGCTCAAATATTCCTCGACATTCGCAGCCAAAGTTCCGACCAAATTCGCGATACCCCACTCCTCCTCACCCCGAAGACAATCAAGAAAGAAAGTATCGGTGAGGATGAGAAGATCACCAAATACTTCCGCGTCAAGGCGGTCGAGGCAATGTGGACGACTCCGAGCGTCTATAATGCCGACGATCCTACGCGAGATGATTTTTATAAGCCGGTCGGATGGTTCATGCTTGGCCGCCGCATCCATGCTGATCGTCTCTTGACCGTCGTAACGCGCCCAGTTACCGACATGCTCAAGCCCGCTTTCAATTTCGGCGGGATGAGCATGAGTCAACTCGCAGAACCATACGTTGACCGATGGTTGCGAACCGTGGGAAGCGTTTCCGATCTGATCAACAATTTTTCCGTTTTGATGCTGATGACCGACATGTCGCAAGTTCTTAACGGAACTGACGATGGAGCAAGCCTAAGGGATCGACTGGATTACTTCACGCTCACCCGCAATAACAAGGGCATTGGGGCGATGGATAAGGATCGCGAAGAGCTTGTCATTCAGAATGTGCCTCTGGGCGGCCTTGATGCTCTTCAGGCTCAATCCCAGGAGCAGATGTGCTCCGTCAGTCACATTCCCGCCGTCATCTTGCTTGGTATTTCTCCGACCGGCTTCGGCAATCTGGCGGAAGGTGAGATTAGGGCGTTCTTCGACTGGGTGCGCTCGCTGCAATATCGCGATTGGAATTGGATCGTGGTGCGAGTGCTGGAAATCATCCAGCTCATCCGCTACGGCAAGATTGATCCCAACATCACAGTCAATTGGGAACCGCTCTATCAGATGACGCCGAAGGAAGAGGCGGAACTGCGCAAGACGGATGCCGACCGAGATGCTGCCTACCTTGATCGGCAAGTACTCTCGCCGGAAGAGGTGCGCGAAAAGCTCGCACGTAACCCGGACAGCGGTTACGAAGGATTGAATGTCACTGAAGTCCCTGAAGGTGATAATGATGCTGAGGGAGATGGAGATGACGATGCCTGAAGAGATTGAAGATGCCATGCGCAACGGAGCAAACCCGCTATTTTTGTGCGGACTGATCGCCTTAGCCGAATGTGGGGACGGGAACTTGCTGATGGAAATGATAGACGAGGTTGGCCAACGGGTGTACCTGGAGAAAGTAGGGCGTGATGCGTAAACGACAGTTTGCTATCGGAATGATTGCGGCGTTCATCTGCGTTGCGATGATGGGGGCAGTCAATGGGATATTCGCCAACGTCACCGCCAGCGGATTCATCAACTCGGTCACGGGCTATGAGTTCGCAGGAGCAGCCCCGGCCAATCATCTGCTGGTGGGCAACGGTTCGCAGTACGTGGATGCTACCACTCTTCCGAATGCTTCCCTGCCCAACGTAGGGACTCCGGGGACGACGCTACTCCCTACGTCCATTACTACAGATGCTCAAGGCCGCGTGACCGCTACGGTGGCTGGTCCAGCGTTTACCGGAACGAGCGGCTTTCAGACTCTCGGGGACGGGTTGATTTTGGAATGGGGAACGACTGGGGATTTCGATACCGGACCTCAAACTGTGACGTTCCCTTTGACCTTTCCGAATGGTTGTCTATGGGCTCAAACTGGCCAATACCAGGACTCAGGAACGCAAGCTCAAGAAACGCTCATCGTTCCTACGGGCGGGGTAATTTGCACAACTACTCAATTAACGTTGCGTAACAACGGTGTTACCAACCAGACGTGGTTCGCCATTGGCCACTAAGCTCAGACCGATTCGAGCTAACGCCGGCCTCCGTCAGCGTTATCAGAAACAGATGCTCGCCGTCATAGACGATATGACGGCGAGCATTATCTATTGGCTTCAGGCTCAGTATCGTGAAGCACCCCCGGTAGCGATGGATGCCACGCCGTCACAGCAGATGATCAAGCGCTTCGATGAACTTCGTAAGCGATGGTTGAAGCGCTTTGATAAGGCCGGTCCAAAGATCGCCAAAGCCTATCTCAAGCGCCAACGGGCCGCTACGGATACGGCGATGATGATGGCTCTTCGGGACATCGGATTCACAGTCAAATTTCAAATGACTGCGCCAGTGACCGATGCATTCAACGCATCATTAGCCGAGAACATCGGACTCATCAAGAGTATCCCCGAGCAATATCTGGGTCAGGTGCAGGGCGCATTTTCCCGCGCCTACTCGCAGGGTAAAGGGTTGGACGTGATGGTAGCCGACCTCATGCGTATCGGCGGGGTGACGCGCCGGCGAGCTGCATTTATCGCACTGGATCAAAGCAACAAGGCAAATGCCGTCATTGAGCGCGCCCGTCGGCTGGAGTTGGGAATTGAAGAGGCCGAGTGGCGGCATAGTGGGGCAGGCAAGCATCCACGGGTGGAGCACCAGCGGGCAACCGGCCGCGTATATAAGGTGCGCGACGGCTGCCCGATCAAGAATGAGAAGGGTCAGATTGAGTTCATCAATCCTGGGGAGAAACCCTTCTGCCGCTGTATTTCTATCAGTCGGATTCCGGGGTTGAAGTTGTTGGGTTAGCGAGGTTCTCTGTTTCCCCACCAACAAGGAATTCCACTTTTATTATGAAATTTTTCACTTTTGTATTGTTGCAAATTTTCTTGTTCTTCGACGTAGTGTTGTTCACATAGTGGGCGAATTTTGCCATTTTCTAAGGATTGAACGAGACCAATCGCATTGTTTGAGCAAGGCGTTTCGTTACCAATCATGTGATCACCTCATAGAGTTGGATTCCGGGGTTGAAGGTGTTGATATAGACCAACCTAATCTATACCATTGCTCTGAAACTTCATCGTATAGACTCATCGGTCTGAAAAATAGATAAGCCGCCTTGGGATCTGGTATCTGTAGCAGTTCGGCGGCATGGTTAATCAGCGACAGGAATCCATCTTGCGTTATCACCTAAAGCCTCCAATTTGCGGTTGGAATCCTCAGCTTCCCTACTGAAGAGAAGGATTGGCGGAATCGGTACGCCTGATAGCAGGTACCTTATGGGAACATCAGGATCAGAAGGCAGGCTGCTATTATGCACACAATTAAGGCTGGCCATACGAACCTTTCTTCGAACTGGTTGTTCACCGAATCACCGCCCAGATAAAGCTGATGCACCATCCGATTCCGGTCCAACCGAAGAAAAATTTGGTCCAGAAGATGGCGGCGATTTGGCGGTGATGGCGAACCCATGCAACCAGGAAGGGGAAGAAGTACAAGGTGAGGGCTGCGAGTGCGATTGCTAGTGCAGTCCAAAGATTGATATTGGTCATAATCTCCTCCGAGATGGGTTAATTGGATTTCATTTCAGCATGTCCGCAAGCGCGTCGATAAATTTAGCCTGGCAAGTGAAGTTGCGGACATCAAGTTTATAGTGGTCACCGAGCGCGTTGATAAATCCGGTCCATCCCATACGCTTCAGGTTGAGCCCCGCGAATCCTGTAATTTCGAGATGCCGACATAGTCTTTCTCGGTTTAATTGATTACTGGGTCCGTAAAAGGTGTTGTGGAACTCGGTGTTGGTCATAATCTCCTCCGAGAGTTATTTGTTGCCGAGGTTGGAAGTCGCGATGCCCATGTAATCCTGCTCAAACCGATACTCAGAGATGATCTTGGAGGCGAATCCACGGTAAACGATGCGAGTTCCGCATGGCCCATCCTCAAAGATATGCAGATACTCGTCACCCGTGTAATCTGCTAGGTCTGCAATGATCTCCCCGAGGCTATGGCGCGTCATACCAAGGGAAAACTGGTTGATGTAGTAGATTGGCTGATTGCTGAGAGGGAGTGTGCGATCCTGATTCATTTACGTATCCTCCGAGAGTTCTTTGCTACTCCTTTATCCTCTCACACTACTCGTAGTGTGTCAACTGATATTTTTATCAAAATGCATTTTGCTATATTTGAACGGTGATTCTCGCCCTAGACTCGACAATGCGGACGTATACGGCAGATGGCCGTCTGCATATCGCTCGTTCGCACATCACCAAGGCCAGCGTCAATAAATACTATGGCCGCGAAATCCCTCAGTGGGAAGCGCTCGGGCTTGATCGGGATCGTGCTTATTGGATGCTGCGTGATCCCGAAGAGCTGGCGCGGGCGGCCGATACCTTCAGGATGTTGCCGATCCTCAATAAGCACGTATTTGTCACCGATTTTGACGGGATGAGCGAGCAGGAGAAAAAGCAGCACATTGTCGGATCGACCGGCAGCAATGTTGAATTTCTCGATCCCTACCTGGATGCCGATACGACCATCTGGGACGTTAACGCCATCGCTGGAATCGAGACGGATCGAGTACGAGAGTTCTCTTGCAGTTACCGTTATGTACCAATAATGACATCAGGTGATTACCAAGGTGTGCATTACGATGGTATTATGACTCAGATTCAAGGCAATCATCTTGCTTTGGTTGAGTCGGGCAGGGCTGGGAACGATGTTCTCGCCGCAGATCAATCACCGGAGATTACTCGCATGAAACGTTCCAAGCTCGGCAACGCTCTAATCGTGGCTGCTACCACAGCCTTCCCCGCCGTCAAGGTCGCAATGGATGGCAGCGAGCTTGAGAAGTTGCTGGCCCCAGCCACCCGCAATAAGTTCACGCCGACCGAGCGCAAGAAGGCCGCGGGACTCATCGTTGCGATGGATGCCAAGATCGACGAAAAGCAAGTCATCGCCGTATTCGACGCTATGACTGATGTCGAAAAGGAAGAGCCTGCTGAAGACGCCGATGAGCATCCGAAGGGATGCATGTGCGCCGATTGCAAGGGTGCTCGCGATTCCGATGAGGATTACGACGACGAGGAAGACAAGGAAAAGCCCAAGAAGGCAGCAAAGGACCGCAAAGCAAAGGATGAGAAGCCCGATGATAAGCCTACGAAAGCCGCGATGGACGCCGCAATTGCTGGAGTCCGTGCCGATTTCCTCGCTCTCGATGAAGCTCGCCGGGATGTACGGCCGGTAGTTGGCGAGATTGTAGTGGCGATGGATTCAGCCGAATCTGTCTACGGTTTTGCTCTCGATCATCTGGGGGTGGAACACAAGGACGCTCCCGGTTTGGCTTCCAAACGAGCCATCTTCAAAGTTGCTGCGAAACATGCGGCAACGCCAGCACGTACCACGGTGGCGATGGATTCCGCACCGGCAATGAAGCGCTTCAAGGATTTGGGCCGCATTCGAGTCATGTAGTCAACGTCAAGATTAGGGAGTAATAAAATGCCTTTCCAGACCCGAGTAAATTCGTTCAATCCTGTAGGAGTCGAGGGTGACCCCGCGAGCGTCAATCCTCGCTCAAGCACTCTCGCTGGGGCCGGTGGCCTAGTTGCGGGTGCGCAAGGGGCCATTGTTGGCCGCTTCCACTGGATTGCTCCCGATTTCATGACTGCCAATCCGTTCGCCGATGCTTCGGTTGCTCCCGATGGTTTCCTTCACCGGGCGCAGCAAGCGTTAATCGAAGTGTACCTTCAGGAGTTCTCGCTTCAGGTGCCGGCCGGGTTCCAAGTGGATCTGAGCAACGGTGGTGATTTCTGGGTCAAGAATGCCGGACCTGCCGCGCTGACCAAGGGTGCTAGCGTGTTTGCTGGCTTTGCCGATGGCCGCGCTTACAGTTCGGCCCCGGCCGGGGCAACCGGCACGGCCTCGCTCGGCTCTACCAATACCGCAGCTCTCGGCAGCACCAGCACCGGGACGGCAGTTGTCGGCAATCCGGAACAGATCACCATCAGCGCGGTAACCGGCGTGTTGAGCATTGGCGACAGCGTGGCTGGTACGGGCATCCCCGTAGGGACTCAGATTGTCTCCCAGATTAGTGGCACGACTGGCGGCGCGGGCGTCTATGAGTTGAACGAAGCAAACACCGCTGCTGCCGCTACCATTACCACTTTCGGCAACGTACTTGTGGTGAGTGCATCAACCGGCCTCATCAGCGTTGGCGATACGACCGCCGGTATCACCGGCGTGCCTGCCGGAACCACCGTCACCTCCCAGGTGAGTGGTACGGTGGGTGGCGTGGGAACCTACACGCTATCCGCTCCCGGCACGGCATACTTCGCTTCGGCGGCCGGCGTCACCACTTTTGGCAGTGTACTCAAGGTGGCCACAGTGTCGGCAGGGACGGTGCAAACCGGGATGCCCATCACTGGAACCAATCTCCCGGCCACTTCCGTTGAGTCTCAGATCAGCGGTTCCGGTGGCGGAGTTGGGGTATATCAACTATTCGCTCCCGGTACGCAGTACGTGGCTACCGAAGCATTTACCACCGCCGGTGGCATCGCATCCGGTTGGACTGCTTATCCCACTTCGGTCGATGACGGCGCGGTGGGCAGTCTGGTCAAGATTTCACGGCAACCTCAGTAAGCAACATAATTCATAGAATGCGGGGAACATCACAATGACTCCAGAGCTGCTCGCTCTCGAAAGAATGGCCGGAATTATCCTCATGGGACAGCCCAATGCTGCAATCCTTGAGGCTGATTCCAATGGCAACGTCCTGGCTATGGACGCGCAGCCCGCGCTCGTCACGTCGAGCAACGCCGGTGTTCCTGCGATGTTCACCACCTACGTAGATCCTCGCATTATCGACATTCTCGTCAAGCCCATGCGGGCCGTCGAGGTTGTCGGTGAGGAAGTCAAGAAGGGCGATTGGATCACCGATACGGCGATGTTCATCGAAGGTGAAGATGTCGGTCAGGTATCCAGCTACGGCGATTACTCGGAGAATGGTGTCTCCAACGCCAATATCAATTATCCCCAGCGTCAGAGCTACCACTATCAGACGATCACCAATTGGGGTGAGCGTGAGGTAGCGCGAGCCGGCGCGGGACTGGTGGATCTGGCTTTCCGCAAGAACAAAGCTAGCATCAGCACCCTCAATCTCTTCCAAAATGCGAGCTATTTTTTCGGCATAGCTGGCCTGGAGAACTACGGGTTGCTTAACGACCCTTCGCTGCTCCCGGCCATATCTCCGTCAATCAAGGCGGCGGGCGGTACGGCATGGGCAGTGGCCACCGCCAACGAGATTTTGCACGACATTCAGTTGCTCTACCAGCAACTTGTATCGCAGACCAACAATCTCGTCGATCTCGAAACCAACATGACGCTCGCCATGTCTTCGCAGACGCAGACGTGGCTCACTGACACCAGCGATTTCAATGTCAACGTCTTTGATCGGATCAAGAAGAACTTCCCGAATATGAAGATCAAGACGGCCCCGGAGTATACGACAGCATCGGGCAACAGCTTGCAGCTCATCGCCGATGAGGTCGAAGGAGTCCGGACTGCATCTTGCGCATTCACGGAAAAGCTTCGTGCTCATCCGGTAGTTATCAAACTCAGTTCCTTCATGCAGAAGAAATCGCAGGGAACCTGGGGCACAATCATCTATCGTCCAGTATTTATCGTTTCGATGCTTGGCGTGTGATACCGTAGACGCATTAAGGCAACTTGGCCCCTAGAGCGTTCTAGGGGCCTATTTTTTCGAGAGGGGAATCTCATGCACTACAGAAACGGAAGAGAAGCAAAGAACGGCGATAAGGTAGTCAGATTGAGTGGAGGAAAGATCGAAGTTTTTGGCGTTCTCCACAGTGCGACTCCTGGTAATGATTATTGCAACGGCAATATCGCTACCATCCAATCGCCGAACGAATTCGCATGTATGTGCGATTGTCTGCATATCGAAGATGTGGCAGAATTGCTCGCTACGGTCGGTTTGGACAAGCGACCTGAAGGTAAATAACTATCATCGGTTTGGACAAGCGACCTGAAGGTAAATAACTATCATCAGCATTTCGAGAGGGGAATCTCATGCAAACTATCACCATCGGATCGAAGCTCCCATTCGGCTTCATCCTCAAACATCCAATCGACCCAACCCAAACTGTCACTATCAAAGGGCTCAATGGTGCGCCTAGAGGTCGCAACGGAGTCCTGGTGCAATTGCCGTACATGACCACGGAAGTTGACAAGGACTTCTGGGAATTGTGGCACGCCGTACATACCAGCAACGCTCGTCATCCCTTCGGCCCGCTCAAATCCGGGTCCATATTCGTGGCCGGAACTCAGGATCGCGCCGAAGCAGTTCATCGTGAGCGCGAAAAGGAAAAGACGGGATTGGAAGGTCTGGTTGCTGAAGACTACAATCTCAAGACAAGGGTGGATGAGTGATGAATGGAGCGTGCGGCGGCGTAGCAGTCTTCAGCTCACAGCAATTCCTATTGCTGTTTCCTGAATTCTCAGGTGTCGATCCAAACAAACTTCAGGCGTACTTTACGAGTCTTGCCACTCTGTATTTGAGCAATTCGCCGAACAGTCCTGTATGCGATCTCACCCGCCGCCTCACTTTCCTCAACATGCTGGTGGCTCACATCAGCTATCTCAAAGGCGATCTGGATGCTGTAGCCATCGCACCAGCTCCAGCATCTGCCACGCTCAATGTGACCGCGCCCACTGCCGGCCCTTTCGTCATATCTCATGGCCTCGGTGCGGTTCCCGCATCCGTCGATATTCAGATGACTAGTTCGGGGGCCATCTGGCAAGCGAGCGCGGCCGATGCGCTCAATTTATATCTTGAGGGATCGGATGTAGGAGTCACCGCCGATGTCTACGTCTATCAGGATTCGCAGATACTCGCCGGCAATGGTGCGGCGCGGCCTGTAGGGCGCACCAGCAACGCCAGTGAGGGTTCGGTGAGCGCTGGATTCGACTATCCCGTGGGAAGCTCAGCAAGCGCGGCATTCTTCGCTCAGTCGCAGTATGGCGCGATGTTCTGGCAGGCGACAAGTTCCCTGCGGGGATTCCGCTATGCTGCCGGACCCTCACCTGGGTACCCCATTCGACCGGTAGGTTATTGGTTTGGGCGAGGGATCAGATAATGCCAAGCGCTGAGTCATTTACGCTCACGATGGACTCTTCCGAGTTGCTTGAGGATATAGAGCGTATTTACCGCGGCGAACTTACGTTCCCTACAGTTTCGGCGGTTCGGGTTATTGAAATGAACCTCAATATTCCGATCTACTTGGAGGAAAATGAACATCCCCGTCAGCGATAGCGTCAACAACAAGTTGCTCGAAATTGCTAAGAAGTTCGGCGGCGGCCATGTGCGCGTTGGATTCCTGGAAGACAAGAAATATCCCGATGGAACTCCAGTGGCTCAGGTAGCTTTCTGGAATGAGTTCGGCCACGGTGGTCCATTCCCCGCTCCACCTCGACCTTTCTTTCGAACGATGGTGGAAAAATACTCTAAGCAATGGCCCGGTGACATGGAGGTTTTTGCAAAAATTCACGATTACGACGGACCTGCGATCCTCGCCGAAATGGGAGTGATAATAGCCGAACAATTGCGCGTAAGTATTCTTGATATGAACGCACCAGCGCTTTCCCCTACGACCGCATTACTGCATTCCCGCTTTCCCGGTATAGGTGAATTCGGCGTCACTATCGAAGATGTTCTCCAAGCTCAAAGGGACGTGGCAGCCGGAGTTGCAGTGCCATCGGGTACTGTCGCAAAGCCTCTTGTATGGAGTGAAACCATGCTCAAAGCCGTAGAGTATGAGGTGACGAAATGACTCTACGGTTGCGGCAAATAGTCAACTCAATCAGCAACACGGTCAATCCCAACATCATCGTCACGTTGCAGATATCAGCCGGTTATACCATCGGCGCGGGGCAGCGGCAGCAACCTGTCTACAATCCAGCCATCACGGGACTGGGGCAGGTACAGGCGTTGGATGGAAGCGACCTCAAGCAGATAGAGAACCTCAATATCCAAGGCACTCTGCGAGCGCTCTATATGTACGGCAATCTCGCTGGCGTGATGCGGACTGATAGCAAGGGTGGGGATATAGTCACCATCAAGAGCGGGCGTAGCAAGACTGTTACCGTCCCCGTCACCGTCAGTCAGACTGGGGTAATTTCAGTTCCTCATGGCTTGGGAGTGACACCAGATCAGGTGAAGATACTTGCGACCGGACCCGGAGCCTTATGGCAACCAGTGGCCGCCGATGCCGTCAACGTCTACATTCAAGCGAGCGATATTGGTGTAAGCGGCATCATCACTGCGATTTCCAACGGTGTACCTCAGAATCGAAAAGTACCTCAGTTGCTCGCAGGAACCTGGCTGGTTGAAAAGGTTTTGGAATCGTGGTCTGATTGGACCAAAGTGGTGATCAGAAAACAATGAGCAAACTGCATCAGATCGCGCCGGAATTCGTAGCTTTTCATTGCCCAGGTTGTAAGTACGGTCATGCTGTTACAGTGAATGGTCATCGAAATTCTTCAGGAGCAACATGGAGTTGGAATGGATCGATGAATAAACCTACATTCAGTCCTTCAATCAACTGCAATCCTAACGACGATCTTCACCGATGTCACAGTTTTGTGAGGGACGGTATGATTCAATTTCTTTCCGATTCCTGGCATAAGCTGAAAGGTCAAACTGTCGAGATTCCGGAGTGGGGTGAGTAGTGGCTACAGTACTATACTTCCCATCTATAACGGTCGATGCAGTCATCGAAGCCCTGACGGCTTTCCTCACTCCATTTGTACCTGCCGGATGCCCTATCGTGAGGGGATGGCAGAACCGAGTGCCGCCCCCATTCACGCCGGCCGCTTCCGATCCGCTCGCTTTCGTGAAGCTCTCGGAGGTCAATCAAGTTGACCTTGAGACACCTCAGATGACTCAGAGTTCCGACCCCACCGTCCAGCAAGCTAGCATCCTCACTCCGACTCGGATGGATATTCAAATCGACTTCTACGGGCTCATGGCTGGGGACTATTGCAAAGCTATCAAGGCCGTTTTCCGCTCACCCTACGCTCCCGATCAGTTCCCCGATGGAATTGCGCCTCTTTATTCCAGCGATGCCATTCGCGGCGCTCTGATAACTGGTGAGGCACAGTACGAAGATCGTTGGCTAATTACAGCGAGTCTGCAATATAATCCCACTGTGACCGTCCCACAACAATCCGCCACTGTCATCACGGCGAATACCGAGGTTTACCAATGACGATTCCCGCATCTCAATTTGTTGGGGTAAAACCCTCAGTTCTCAATGCCGGTGGCGCTGGCCTGGTTCTCAATGGCCTTTTTCTCACTGAGAATCTTGCAATGCCGACAGGAACCGTCCTGAGCTTCGCCAGTACCGCATCAGTCGCATCATTCTTCGGATTGGCATCGGCTGAAGCGGCTGCTGCGGCTATCTATTTCGCTGGTTATACCGGAGCAACCAGCAGTCCTTCGGCGATGCTATTCGCGGCCTACAATGCCGCCAATCGAGCGGGATTTATCAACTCCGGGAGCTGGCTGAATACTCCGCTAGCTACCCTCACCGCCCTCACCCCCGGCACGCTCACGGTGACGATTGCGGGCACAGCAGAAACTTCGGCGAGTATCAATCTCTCGGGCGCTACCAGCTTCAGCAACGCAGCATCGCTTATCGCGGCTGGATTCACTTCCCCGGCATTCACCGTGACCTTCAGCGCTACAACCGGTCAATTTCAGATCATCAGCACGGCCACGGGGGCCGCTGAGACTGTTATCTTCCCCACCGGTGCGCTTGCCGCCGGTCTGCTCTTCACTCAGGCTACAGGTGCGCAGCTATCACAGGGCGCAGTGGCAGATACCCCCAACAGCGCCATGACCAATGCTTGGGCTCTCTCCCAGAATTGGGAGACGATGGTCACTTTGTTTGAGCCAACCCTGGCCAACAAAGAACTATTCGCGGCATGGTTTACGGCTCAGAATGACAGCGTCCTTTGGCTTGCATGGGACAGCGATACTCAAGCCAGCGTGAGCGGCGCGACGGAACCGTTCGGAGTTGTAGCCATCGCTAACAAGTACGATGGCGTGGCGTGCATAGGCGGAGATCCGGCTGCGGTCCCAGCAGGGAGCACACTCGCCGCGCTGGTGATGAATACCGCCATCTTCGTTTCGGGAGCAGTAGCTTCAATCAACTTCAGCGAGACGAATGGGCGCACCAATATCACGTTCCTTTCGCAAGCCGGTCTAGTTCCCGCTTGCGCCAATCTCCAGACCTATCAAAACCTTGTGGCCAACGGGTATTCGACCTACGGCGCGGTGAGCACTCGCAATCAGGGATTCACGTTCTTCGCGAACTCCAATATGCCGGGCGACTTTTCTTGGATCGACACTTACATCGGAGACGCCTGGTTAAGCGATCAGCTTCAGGTCAGCAATCTGACTCTTCTCACTACCATCGGCTCGATGGCCTACAACGCCAACGGATTCGGAGCGCTACGCACGTCGCTCGTCGGAGGTCCAATCGCCGCGGCTATCAACTTCGGTCAGATTCGTACCGGAGTGACGCTTTCGAGCACTCAGATTGCCGACATCACATCTAAACTCGGGGCCGGTTACGCTACGTTGATTTCCACGCAGGGTTACTATCTCCAGATCCAAGACCCTGGGGCGACCGTTCGTCAGCTTCGCGGAACTCCTGTTGTCAATTTGTATTACACGGACGGCGGGAGCATACAGCAGATCTCGATGGGTTCTATCGACCTACTTTAATCTCAGGGAGCGTAAGCAATGTCGGATATCACAAGTGCAAATAGCGTTGTCGCCATCACCGTACCGGGTCTGTTTCCGACTCCCATCATCCTTGAGGGATATTCAGCCGACGCTGCCTGGAATACGGACAACAGGACGGGAGCTGAGGTCCAGCGCGGTGTCGATGGTCGGCAGACGGGTGGCGTAGTCAAGAACTCCACCAAGCAGACCTTTCATTTTCAAGCGGACTCTCCCAGCGTGGCCCTATTCGACGCTATCGACACGGCGCAGGATGTGAGCAATACCGTATTCTATATCCAAGCGACGATAACCCTCCCTGGACCCGGCAAGGTATACAGCGGCGTGCGCGGAGTGCTGACTGACGTGAAGCCGATAGCCGATGCCGGCAAGGTATTGCAGGCCGTCGATTACGTGATCACATGGGAATCTCTCCGCTCGTCTATCATCTGACTATGGCTAGCTTTGATATCGCTTTCGATTGGCTTTTGGATTCGGAAGATCCGAAGCGTGAGTATCTGTCTGTCCCGGACGCGCCTCCGGGCGCTCATGCAATTTCCGGCATCAACTCTTACTCCTTCCCTACAGCTTTCAATCGTATCGCTGCTCAAACTCAGTCAATGCGAGCGCCTCTGGTTAAGAGCTTCTATGAGACCTATTTTTGGAAGTATGGGAGCATCGAGTCGGATGAGATCGCCAAGCGCGTATTCGATATGGCAGTCAACGCCGGTTCGCATGTCGCTATAAAGCTCATTCAGCAAGCGCTAGGGGCCACTGTAGACCGCGACGGTATTCTAGGGGTAGAAACCCTAGCCGCAATCAACGCAGCGCCTCCAGCCGAGCTTGTCGCAGCATTTCAGCGTGCTCGAAAATGCTTCTACGAATCAATTGCGGCGAAGAACCTTGAGAACCAAAAATATCTGGAAGGATGGCTCAAACGATGCGAAAGGTAATCACACACACAGTCACGTCGGAGGGGCGCGATCACGGAAAGCTCTTCCAGATTACGGAGATGAGTTCGTCCAAGGGTGAGGCATGGGCTTTGCGCGTATTCATGGGATTGCTGCAAGGAAACGTGGACATACCTTCCGGTCTGCTTAATAATCTCGGAATGGCGGCGCTGGCGGAATTTGGAATGCGAGCACTCACCTCTCTCAAATGGGATATGCTCGAACCCTTGCTGCGAGAGATGTTCGACGGCGTACAGATCATTCCGGACCCAAAGCAACTGCTAGTGGTGCGGCCACTGCAAGGGGATATGGGGGATTACGACATTGAGGAAATTGCGACCCGCGTCGAACTTCGCATCGAGATTTGGAAATTGAACATGGGTTTTTTGAAGGCCGCGCTCGGATTCCTTCAGCCTCATCTCGCCGCGGCCGAACAGCATTTCCATACAAAAGTCTCCCGGGAATAGTGGCCACTTTGATCTCGCGGCGCATGGCGACGCTCCATGAACTCGAAACCGTGTACGGCGTGGAGGATGCTTACAACATGCTGGAGATTTTGAGAGTGGACGATTACAACAATCGACCAGAGGAAACGTAATTGGCGACGGTCATCGACAGTCTCGTTGTAATGCTTGGCCTTGATAGCAAAGGTCTACAACAAGGCGCGTCCAAAGCCAAGGGCGATCTAAAGTCGATTGAGCAGGCTGCCGGTAAAACTGAGAAGGCTGTTGAGGGATTAGGCAAAGGACTTCTGACCTTGCTCTCGGTCATCGGCGGAACCGTGGCCATCAAAGCCTTCGTGCAGGACTTCATCGACACCAACGCTCAGTTGGATCGGCTCTCGAAGAACTTGGACGTAGGAGTCGCCAGCATTACGCAATGGGGTAATGCTGTCGAGCAGGTTGGCGGAAGCAGCCAAGGTCTTCAGGGTACCCTGACGATGCTATCGAAGGCTCAGACTCAATTGCGGCTCACTGGGGAGTCCAGCCTTATACCTTACTTCTCCATGATGGGTATTTCGATGGCTGGGGTAGGTGGAAAGGCCCGCACGGTTACTGATGAGCTTCTGGATATGGCGAGCTTCGCAGAGGGCAAGGATCGCCCTACAATGCACAACATGTTCGCGATGATGGGTATCGACGAGGGTACGATCAATCTCCTACTCACTGGACGCAAGGAGCTGGAACTCACTCTTGCCCGTCAGAAGGCTTACGGCGATCAACTCGCCAAACTCACGCCTGCCGCCGCTCGGTTACAGGCCAGCATAGTTGGTTTGAAGCAGCAGTTCTCACTCTTTGGACTTGAATTGCTTCAGCAAGCTCTGCCGGCTTTAGAAGCAATGTTTGCCGGATTGGAGAAGTTCGGCAACTGGTGTCGCAACAATGAAGAGTTCATTGTGGATTTTCTAGAGGTGATGACGGTCGGCCTAATTGGTTTGGCTATAGTCACTTCACCCATAACGCTCATGACAGTGGCTGTACTCGCACTAGGGGCTGCTATCGCGCTTCTGTGGGACGACTATCAGGTCTGGCAGAATGGTGGAGATAGCTTAATCGACTGGTCGAAATGGGAACCGGGCATCACGGCAGCTAAAGAAGGGGTTGCTGGGTTGATTGATCTCTTCGATCAGCTTATGTC